GGCACATCCAGTTTGTCTCTCCAATCAGTGGCCAGGGTGTTTGTCGCTGCTGTGACATTAAATATCCTGTCGCGTTTGTACTTGAGCTGTTTCAATATCTTCTGCAACCCTGAGGACTTGCGACACCCCGGATCCCCATATAGCATTACCACATCCACAGGCTTTGGCTGCGTAACGTCAAAGTAGGAGTCATACGACTTTAAGACTTCCACCGATATTGGCTCTTCATGAAATGTTCCTGTTGTGCCTTTGATCACCTCACGAATGTAAGCGCTTGCCATAGTAGGTGATGGTGTAAAGAAGCCATTTGTCGCTAGTGGTAGCTCTTGAATCTCCTTCTTTAGCTTGTACGCAAGTGTGGGCGCTGTCAATACCTTTTGGCTAATTGATTTCGCCACCATGCCTTGATAACCCTTGAATTCCAGGTGTTCCTCGTGATACTGCAACATTATAGGAGCCCTTGATACCACTCCATATTTGGAGATCGGTGTCTTGTCCTTTGCTATTACTAGTATCGACACATTGTAAGAACAACCTATGGTGTGTAAACAATCCAAAGGTAGCATTTCTGCGACATCCACATTGCGTGGGAAAAGCCTTGATGCAGCCAGGTATATCTCCGCTCTGCTCTTCCTAAGTGCCTTTGACATAGCCTCGAGCAGGCAATCTTGTCTTGGGTAAGGTAGATGTGGATACTCAACCACGTTTGCAAATGGTACCCGCTTGTGCCTTCGATCCATTGATCCTGGGAACACAGCATCCCATAAAGCACTACCTGCGTACGAAGCAGACGAGCGCACTGATCTAGGTCTTGCTGTCATCATTCGTGACCAATGCTCCATTGCTTCCTGATGCGGGTCCCTTTCTGGTTCATCTTCCTCAGCTATTGTAGGTAATCGCCTCTGAGTGATTACTTTAGACGGCTCTGTTCCTTCGCCTTCAGGCTCCGGTCCGGCATCAAGGAAAGCGTCGATCTTCGCGCGATAATTTGCCAACTCATCGGTATCAACATCATCTTTATCGACTCCCTCCGATTGCTCCGGAGGGTCGATCTCCTGCAGCACACTTCCTTCGACAGACTCGGAAAGCGTCAAATCAGGGCGCTGTGATGGGATCTGCGCTTTAGTGTCGTAGCACCGCGTGATGACTGCAGTCGCCAACCAACGCTCACCCATTAGATGTTGATGTTGGTGATAATGATCCGGATTGTAATCTGGTGGCGTTATTGCGAGGTCGTGATACACGTTGCAAAGGTCAGTCCATTCTTTATGCAAGCTCCAGCTGCTCGGTTTACCATCTAGGTACGCGGCATAAGTGCAGCATTGTGTACAACAGAAATCATCTTCACTTGGTGGCCTCCTTGGAGGCAACGGCGGTGCAGGCGGTTGCGTGTAGAAATC